TCGATCCCGTTCTGATCTCCTTGATCAGACGCTCCATGCCTAACCTGATCGCATATGATCTGGCTGGCGTTCAACCAATGAGTGGCCCTACTGGACTCATTTTCGCAATGCGCTCCCGCTATGGTACTAACCGTACTACTGGCGATGAGGCATTCTACAATGAGCCCGATTCGGCATTCTCCGGTCAGGACGCATTTAGAAACGAGACCGATGGCATGACCTCACCTCTCGCAGGTATGGGTACTACCACTCAGTCCGGCACTAACCCTGCAGTTCTGAACCCCGTCTCCACTGGTACTTCTACCTCCTATGACGTTGGTCAGGGTATGCGTACCGACGTGGCTGAAGGATTAGATGGTGCTGGTCCTGACGGTGCTTTCGGTCAGATGAACTTCTCCATCGAGAAGGTCACTGTTACTGCTAAGTCTAGAGCACTGAAAGCTGAGTACAGTCTTGAACTGGCTCAAGACCTGAAGGCAATTCACGGTCTGAACGCTGAAGCAGAACTTGCTAACATTCTCTCCACTGAGATCCTCGCTGAGATCAACAGAGAAGTCATCAGAACCATCTACAAGGTTGCTGAGCAAGGTGCTGTTCAAAACACCGCTACTGCTGGTGTATTCGACCTTGACATCGACTCCAACGGTCGCTGGAGTGTTGAGAAGTTTAAGGGTCTCCTGTTCCAAATCGAGCGCGATGCAAACGCAATCGCACAAAGAACTCGTCGCGGGAAGGGCAACATCATCATGTGTTCTGCAGACGTAGCATCTGCACTGACCATGGCTGGTGTGCTTGACTACACCCCTGCACTCAACGCTAATCTTACCGTTGATGACACGGGCAACACCTTCGCTGGTGTTCTGCAAGGTAAGTATCGTGTATACATCGATCCTTATGCTGCAAATAGTGCTGCTAACCAGTACTACGTCGTAGGTTATAAGGGTACTTCCCCTTACGACGCAGGTCTGTTCTACTGCCCATATGTTCCCCTCCAGATGGTTCGTGCCGTTGGAGAGAACACCTTCCAGCCCAAGATTGGCTTTAAGACCCGCTACGGCATGGTCGCTAACCCATTCGCTGAAGGCACCAATGTCGGCGCAGGCGCACTTACGGTCAATGCTAACCGCTACTATCAGCGCGTTACCGTTAAGAACCTTATGTGATCCATCGGTTACATACCGCATACAGGACCCTTCGGGGTCCTTTTTTTATGCCTATAAATAGTCAATATTGTCTTTTCAAAAAATGGCATATCACATCAAAAGACCTAGTACTTTAAAAGCAGGAGCAACTGTATATCATACAGGTGGAAGTAACTGGTCGGAAGATTTTTCCGATAGAAAGGTTTATAATGATAATCCTACCGCAGTTATAGAAAATACTGATGGTAAGAATGGTGGTTTTTCTAATGCTACTATTGTATCCGAGTGATAACTAATGGCAACACAAAAATATAATGAGATAAGTTCTTCTCGTCAAATTGAAAATAGAAATTTCTTAAGTCCTAACGGGTTTAGATTTGCTTTGCGTAGATCTCCTCAAGTTGCATTTTTCTGCAACCAGGCAAATATACCCGACATGACACTTGGTGTTACCGAGCAACCAACATATTTAAAAAATATTCCTGTTCCTGGGGATAAGATAGAGTTTGGAGATTTAAATCTTAGATTTTTAGTTGATGAAGATCTTGGAAATTACATGGAAATTCAAAAATGGATTCGCGGACTTGGATTTCCAGATAGTTTAAATGAATTTGAATTATTAGAGGCACAAGCAGAAGTTTTTGGAAGATACACAAACGACCAAGATAACATTTATTCTGATGGAACTCTTAGTATTCTTTCAAGTAACTTAGTTCCTAAGTTTCAAATCTTTTTTAGAAACCTTTTTCCATATACTTTATCTACAATGACTTTTGATGCCACACAAACGGATCAAGAGTACTTTACAGCAGACGTGAGTTTCAAGTATGCTATCTATACAATCACTGATATGAACAACCAACCTATATGATCGACCTTGATAAACTTCAGGAGACCTGGGAAAAAGACTCTAAGATTGACATGGACAACCTTCATACAGAGTCCACGAATATTCCCTCTCTTCATGCGAAGTACTTTGAATTATACAATACTATCTTTTTGATGAGAAAAAAGGCAGAACAACAAAGAAAAAATATTAGGCATGAAAGGTATGAATACTTCAGTGGTAAAGCTGACCCTGATGTATACATAGAAAATCCCTTTCCCAAAAAAATTCGCGACAAGGATACAATGCAGAAATACCTTGACGCTGACGAAAAATTGTCTACAGTATGTTTGAAGATAGACTATTATGATACGATGCTTGTTTATATTGAAAGTATCTTAAAACAGATAACTAATAGAACATATCAAATTAAAAACGCAATAGAGTTCATGAGGTTTAATTCAGGACTAGGTTAATGGAAGAAGAATTTTCCCCACCTGAAGAGAACGATTTTGACTATCAAGTCAATTTAACTATCGAAGACATTTATCTTCTACACCACTGTGTACTGAGAAGAATTGAGACGTGGGAAGGATCTCCGTCAAGACATCCAACAGAACAAGAACATTTGTGGTATTTAAGAGATTCTTTGTATAGAATGATATTAGAATATAAGTTTGAAAATATGTAATAAATAATTATAGATGAATGGATCTATGTGATTGACACGACAGCAAATCTTGTTATTTCTAAATCCAACGAAGTATTTTTAAAGAT